TGGCTATGATTAGAGATGCAGCTGTAGACTTTGATAGGCGCGTGCAAAAATACGTAACCAATCAAGAGACAGAATGGTATGAGTTTAAATCACCAAAATCTGCAGCAAAAATATATGACAGAGCAACCGATGATGAGATAGATTTATCTGACATTACTCAGGACATTGAATATATTGTAGAAAATCAAGATCAAATTCATGCATTACAAGAAGAGACTGATCACTTACAAGCTAGAGTTATGGCTCGCATGGGAGATTATAAACATGCGCGTGCTGGACATTTTAAAATTGTTTGGGGTGAAAGGACTTATAAACCAACACCTGAGAAAGTTATTCCAGCAAAACCGGGTAACACAATCAGACTATCTAAAATAAAAATCAAGGAGATTTAATATGGAAAACGAAACAATGACTAAGACAATAGCCGAGGCATTTGTAAAGGCTCAAATGGATTTTGAAAAGACTGGATTGGATAGTACCAACCCACATTTTAGAAATGACTATGCAAGCCTTGCTGCATGTGTTGGTGCAGTAAAAGATGCGCTTAATGAAAATGGCATATCATTAATACAAAAGACGCATGAGTGCGACACTGGCGTTAAAGTTGAGACTATATTTTTGCATGAGTCTGGGCAGACTATGTCCGGAGGTATATTAAAATTACCTGCTGAAGCAGAAACTCCACAAAAGTATGGGTCAGCTCTTACGTACGCCCGTAGATACTCATTGCTAGCTGCTTGTGGTATACCGCCAGAAAGTGAACTAGATGATGATGCTGAAATTATAAGAAAAGAGGAAGGGAAACCTCAACAAAAAAAAGTAACGAGGACTCTGAAAATAAATACTATATCTCCACCAGCAAAAAAGCTATAAGCCTTAGTATCCCCAACAAGGATTCTAAGGCATGCAAAGATGAGGATGATTTCTTTAAATCTTTCAAAGAGCTAGTAGAAAAAGTTAAAGCTACTGATCTTAGTTCTTTGGAAAAGGCAAAAAAAATACAGTCTTTATATAAAGTCAATAAGGATACCATTGATAAAACACAACAACCTATGCAACTGGACTTTAAATATTTGTGGGATTCATTTTTAAAAGAACAACCAATGGAGGTAGCTAATGATGTTAAATGATGCGAATCATATATACGACCGTTCATCTGACCTTGAGTTACATAATGAAAGAAACTTAGGTCTTGATATGAGCGTAGTATCTTTATTGCAGTCAGTACTTTATCAGGCAATGCATGATGCTATTAAATTAAAAAAATCTAATCCATACAAGATCGAAGCTACACAATGGTTATGTAATGAAGATAACAGAATGTTACAACTCTGTCTTCAGTGTGTTAATATAGATTATTACAAAATCATTAGGAAAGTAGCAAAGGACGGATGGAACCTCAGTTTGTAGTAGTTGATGAGTACGGTGAAAGCCTTCGTGCATTTTATACACGAGAATCTGCGGAGGCTTTTGTCAAATTAAGGCCAGAATGTAAAATAAATGAACCACATGTTATGTCGCCAGAAGAATTTGATGAGTTATTTGGAGACCCACCGTTCTGAGCTGTCACAAAGCTCACCATGCAACTTTAATTATAATCTGATAGTAACCCCTCAACTAGATAAAGAACGTGCGACAGAGGCTTCTGTGTGAGGTCGTTTTTAGTGTACTGACTTAGGTTTTGGTTCAACGAGATATAAATCTGCACCTTCGCAGTGAATGAGTAAATAATCATCTTCTTTTTCAGAAAATAATATTTTAATCATAGATTGTGTATTATCTTCTAGTAATTCTATATTCCAAATATTCTTACCCACGACTTTATCTAAAGCTTCTGCTTGTTTTTCATCAGCTTCAGAAATAAAATCTACATTTATACTATCTTCTTTATCCATCTTCCACCATCTTTTAAAACCATCGGCATTAGTTTGGGTTGACCATCAAGTATCATTCCACACCCAATAATAAATCGGGACTTAAAATTTCGAGCATATTCAAAGGCAAGCTCTTTTTGATTTATAAGGCATCCTGTTTGCATACCCCATACTAATTTATCGGGGTTAGAATAATAACCAATACTAAACTTAGAATGATAGTGGCCCTGCACTGTATGACATCCGTATTGTTGCGATACCTTCATAACATCAGCAGCCATGCCATGCGTAAAAAAACATCGTTGACCATCCGATAAAGTAATCTTTAAATCATCTACCCATTGCCATCCATCACCTACGTTAAGAAACTCATTGTATGACCTTAAATATTCTAAGCTTAATCCATGAGCAACTGCTCGCCTATACACTAATGATGAATGATTAGAATGTACTATCGTCATCTTAGGAAAAATTTTCTCTAATATCTGTATGTACTTTCTAGCTGCACGCAACTCATCGCCCGGTGATTTTAGGTCAGGATGATGATTGTGAAAACTAATAGCGTGTTGATCGATTTCATCACCAATGTTTACTACTAGGTCAGGTTTGTATTTCTTTTTGAGTGCAGATAAAAACGCAAACGCATCAGGATGATGGTAAGGAATATGTAGATCTGATATAACTAATACAGATTTATAGTTACTCATACTATAAGAATATCATATATGTTCATCATTTTTAAGGTTTTCTAGTAATAATTCTGTACTAGATTTGTTATCAGTAACATACGCACCTGCATCATATATAGTTTTACTTCGATCTATAAACTGATAATACTCATTGTGTATAAAATAAGTACACCCTTGCAATAACAAGATTGTTAGCAAAAAAATTCTACTCATAAATAAGCACACCGCTATTACTAATACTTAGCATTTGCCTTCTTGGTTTGTCTGTTCCTTTTGGAAATGCAACATGTATCCAAGATCCATGTTCAAGGATTAATTGATCGAACTCTATAGAACTGTTAGCTAGTGTACGCATAACTTGAGGGACATCACCATAGCCCGGACAAGTAAAGTCTGCTGCAAGACCATAGGTATGGTATGAAGTATCTTTAGATTTTATTACCCGGTTCAAATCCATTGAACGAAAACCAGATGTTACCCATATGGGATTACTATTTAATTTAGTTCTTACTTGCTCAAGACCTTCAGCTAAAGTATGCAAGTTAGCAATTTGCACATCGTTAGGTTCGTTGCGTATGTCTAATCGTTTGGCTGTATCAGATCGAGTTAGCTCATTTAAGCTAAAGTGGGGAGTCAATTGCATTTACTTCGTAAGACCTTTTAACTTTTCAAAAGTTCTAAGACCAGATAAACCAAGCATAGCCAGTGTTAGTTCAAGCAACACATCGGTTTGAAACTGAGGCATAGGTATGTCTGTTCCTGTTATTGCCAGTATCCATTGCAGTAATGGTGATAACACAAAGAGCCAAGCAAAACCAAAAGCAGCTACCCATCCTAAACATGGTCGCCATCCAGCTACCCATACTGATCGATGGGATGCTTCAATCTTATTCGTTTCAGCTTGCGCAAGGTTAAGTTGAGCAGCATTATTAATAAGAGTTTTTTCAATTTCCTGTTTTGCTTTTGTTGCGCCATTCTTGTCCGGGATAATTCTATCAATTACAGTACCAATTAAAGGTAATAATGTTTGTATCATCTTGTAAAATATACTCCAAATAAAACTACTATAGGTGATATAGGTAAGACTAATAGTAGAGCCATTAGTTTTATAAGTAACTTAAATAATAACATAGCAATAAGTAAGCAGTAGCACTGATGCAAATGCAAGGATAAGCTCTTGATCATTCATATTGACATAGTAACTGTATGTATTAAAACAGCAATAACTATTGCTCCGAATCCTGCTAACGCTCCCCATATAAGTTTGTTTAACATTGTTTCTATGCGATCAAGTCTTTTATGTATAGTTGAATATCTTTCTGCACATAGTTTTTCGTGTGCTAACATTTCTTCATGAGGACTCATATCTTTAATACCTTATCTAAAGCGTTGTTAATTTTTTTCTCTATAGCAGGTAGCAATCTGATACCTGAGTACCCTATGATAAATGCAATAGCAGGCCCAAGGCTTGGATGTAATGCAAATGATTCTATCAGTGGTGGTACAAAAAATTTTGCTGAGATTAATGCGATAATAATATTTAATAGTAATTCAGATCTAGCACGCTTGCGTTCAACTAACCAATTAATATGACCGCCACGAGGCTTCTTACCTGATAGCTTCTTGGTATTATAGTTACATAACCCTCCAGCTATTGATGCTAATACAACAAGCCAGTCCATTATTCTGCATCTTCTGGAGTATTACCTTCGTCTACCCATGCTAGATATTCTTTATAATCTGTGTTTTCTGGAGCAGGATCAGCAAATACTTTTACTCTTCCGTTTTCTACTCTTGTTATTGAATAAGTAATTTCTCCATGACTATCATGTTTTTTTCTTGTGTATGTAAATGTCATATTATAACTCCGATGAAAATGCCATATGGGCAGCTGAATTTTGAACATAAAATGTCCAACTTTGATGCTCTGTTTGCCCTGAAGTATTAAAGTAAGGAACGGCATTTTGCTTTCCATTTACCCCTCCTGTTACCCCCAATGATGATGTTGTTACAGTTGTTGTATGTGTTCGCATTTCATAATACGCACCTGATACAAATTCTAATGTAGAATCATTTGCTCTTTTTTCTGTTTTAAAATTAATAGGCATATTAATTTGATCAACTTTGTATGTAAGTCCAGCTATTCCAATAGTTTGCAAGCCTATTCCGTCACTACCATCTACAATAACTTCATAGTATCTTTGACATAAAGCTAACTGTTGTCCATATTGTAAGTGTTCAAAATCTGTAGCATTAACTCCTGCTTCTAGTTGTACTCCAGTAACATTCCAATTAGAAATTGTACCTATGTTTTGTATTGTACCTGATGGTTGAAATTTATTTCCTGCTTGCCAAGCATCTGCTGTTCCTTGATAGGTTGTGCCTGCACCTAAACCAAAAGTAATAATCATCCCAGCGGTAGTATCTGTATCCCAAGTTCCTGAGGTATCTCCAGCAATAGTTACAGTCTTATATTCCCATGTGTTAGCAGAAGAAACTGTATAAGCAAATGGATAACTTCTATCTTCATTACCATTATTTAAAGCAGCTCCATGAGAACCTGTTAAAGATGATTTAACCCAAAACGATATAGTTACTGATTGTGCTGAAGCAGTACCAAATCCTAAATCAATAATATTCTGCCCTTCAATCATTTGCCTAACCATACCAAATTGACTAGCACCAATACTTGCGTCAGCAGTTGTAATATTATATTTTAAACATTTTGTAAATTGTCCTGTAGGTCCATCTGTTTCTTGGCTAAGAGTAACAGCCGCATCAGATGCTTCCCATGCTTTCCATCTATCACATGCAAGATAATTACCTCCAGCAGTAGGTGTACCTGATGTACCTCGTTGTGCAATCAACATATTACCATTGATAATTTTATTTTTTTGTGCAGGAGCTGTTGCTTGTATAGTGCCATCATTATAGGTAACACCATTTGTTCCATTAATAGCTACTGACATTATTTATCTCCCTTCGGATACTTTGCTTTAACTTCTTTTATATGATCGAGCCATGTTTCTGTTCCATCTTGTGAATCATGGTATTGCATATCTAGTTGTTCAGCTAATGGTTTGTATTCTGCTGCTCTTTGTTCTTTGTAAGCATTTGCTAATACTTCGGCTTCAACAGCAGCGTTATCATAAGTTACTTCATTATCATCTTTATCATATGCTTTATTGCCACCACAAACAGTAACAACATTTGGATTTAATTTTACTATTGCTTCAAATTTTGTCATTATGCTGCTACCTCACATAGAATTAATCTTGATATTGCTGTATCAACTTGCACTCTAGCAGAAGCAGATCCAGTTGTTCTTAAAAATTTAACAGTATATGTATTAGCTCCTGTTGCTGGAGAGGTATCTAAAAAATCTAAAGGTATAGGTTGTGTATGGTTAGTAGAAGCTGTATTGTAACCAGCATATAAAGATGGTGCACAAATCTCTGTTGTACCTCTAAAAATTGCTGTTTTTATACCTGTAAGTGTTGAACCTGATGGTCCAACTGCATTTAGTACACCTAAGACTAAAACTTTATTTCCAGCACTTACAGTTATTGCTTGTGATAATCCTGTTTCAACATAAGAACCAGATGTTGTTTCAACAGTTGCTGTTGCTGTATCTTGAAGAACTTGCAATATTTTACCTACCCCTGATGTTAAGGCAACTGTTCCTGTACTTGCAGGTAGTGTTAATGTATTAGTTCCTGCTACTGCTGGTGCTGCAACTGTAATAGCTCCAGATGTATCGCCTGTTAATACTATGTTAGCCATTACTCATCTCCCTTTGGGTATTTAGCTTTTACTGCTAAACAATCATCTATATATTTTTGTACTTGTGTATCATCACCTTTTACAATTCCATCTAGGTAATCTGCCATTGGTGGATACTCAACTAATCTTTTTTGTTGGTAAGCGTTAGGATTTACCCAAGCATTTACTTTAGCTTTATCTATTGCTACTTTTTTTCCATCTTTATCCATAGCACCTGCTGTATCATCAACAGTAACTACATTTGGGTATAGTGCGTATATAGCATCATGATTCATTATCCTGCTACCTCCATTACTGTGATTGATGATACACCTCTAGGATCGTATCCTATTGTGTTTCTATCTTGTTCTGTTCTATTAATATACATTGTGCCACCTGAAGTATCTACTCGGTTTATTGCTTGAATTTTATATGTAGTAGCACTTGTTGTAGAAGGTGAATCTAAAAACATAGCAGAACTTCTTTGATTATAACCATCACTATTTGGTGGTATTCCTATAGCAATAGTAAATCTTGTTCTATTACCTGCGGCATCGCCTTGATAAATATTTGTTGTATCTCTAACTAACTGTAGACCACCAACATGAAAACTAACAGCTACCATTAAATCCATATGCACAAGTATTTTACTTGATGTTGATGATGGTGTTATAGCTACAGATAAATCACTTACATCTACTAATGTTTGTGATGTTGTAGAAAAAGTATCTGTTTTAACAGATTGTAATACTTGCAGTATATGTCCAGAAGAAGTTAATCCTGAACTGTTTACTGTTGCTTTTGTAGTGCCTCCAGATTGTAGTTCTATAATTCCAGAAGTATCAGAAGTTAGTTTTAATCCGTTACTTGTATCTGCATTAATTATTGTAGCCATATTATAATATCACCCATCGTTGTCCAGTAGGAACAGTTACTGTCTTTGTGGCTGCTATAGTTATAGGCCCTACCGACATACCATTCGATCCTGAAGTTAAAGTATAGTTATCTGTAATGTCATCTGTATTTTCATAAATAGCACCTCCTGCTGATGCACCCCCTCCGATTGAACCCCATGCACTTTCAGAGTATCCTTCAAACTCATCGGTTGTAGTATTGTATCTAAACAGACCATTAGCAGGTGAGCCATCTCTTTGTGCAGTTGTACCAACAGGAATAGAAGCAGAGGCAGTTGTTCCTGTCTGTCCTACATACGCAGTGGCTGCTGTTGTTGCAACAGTGCCTAACCCTAAATTAGTTCTAGCTGTGCCAGCACTAGCCAAATCAGATAAGTTATTAGCAGCAGTTAGTAATCCAGATGCTGATACTGCGGCAACTTGCCAAGCAGAACCATTGTAAACTTTTAACTGATTAGTAGATGTATTAAAATATAAATCACCAGCATCTAATCCAGATGTAGGATCAGAACTTGCAGCACCATGATATTGTCCTTGGAATGTACTTAAGCTAGAAGCAGCAGAAGTCGCTGATGATGCAGCGGCAGTAGCTGACGAAGCAGATGCGGTAGCTGATGTAGCGGCAGAAGTTGCAGAGGTCGCAGCAGCAGTGGCGGAAGTCGAAGCTTCACTTGCCTTGGTTGTAGAGGTTGATGCTGATGTGCTTGCCTCACTCGCTTTCGTGGTCGCAGTCGAGGCGGAACTGGTAGCAGATGATGCTGAACTGGTCGCACTGGTTGCTGATGATGCAGCTGCTGTTGCGCTAGAGGCAG